TTTAGTGCTAGTATGGGATTCGTTATTTCCCAGTATTTAGATAAACGTTATGCTCTGGACTCTGCTGTCATTATGACCCATAAAGCTCGGGTGGGCAACGTAGGCGGAGACGTTCCTGGAAGTTTTATTAACATGGCTCAGTATCTCTTAAATTTTGTTAATAACATTAACGAAAAGATTGCTATTCGTTCTAAAATGGAATTAGACTCTTACAACAAGCTTATCGAGTCAGATTATTGGATGGGTTCTACTCAAGCTATTGATCACAATTTTATGGATAAAGTTGTGACTATTTCTTGTGATAAATCTTTGCAAGGTTATGCGGAACCTCAAAGAGTTGACTTAGGATTTTTTGCTGTTACTGTTCAGTTTCACAAATGTCCTTTAATTACTCAACCTAACCTAGTAGAAGGAAATGCTTCAAATATGGATTTGCTTATCAACAAAAAAGCAAAACTTAGAAACACTTTTCCTCAACTATTTCAATAAGGAGTGGTAATGTGGCTTACACTTTTAGTTTATACTCTGCTACCGCAGATTATGGTGCTGTGCCTAATTTCCTGGTACTCGGTGAGAGTGATCTTAAAGGCTTCTCGTCTCTCTACCAGGTTACGGCAGAGACCGCAAAAGCGGTTGAGCAGGCAGGAACTGTTAAGGGATTTAAGGGTGTTGTCTGGTCAAAAAGACTCTGGATGGACTTCGACAACCCCGAAGCCGCCAAACGGGCCGATGGCAAGTTAAAGGAGATGGGATATGATTATATTAGTTACAGCACTGGTAACCGTGGTATGCATTTTGGGATCTTACGCAGCCATCCTCCTAGCCACTTACTTCCCTTACTCGATAAAGCCTGGGTCAAAGAACACTTCCCAGAAGCCGACAGTTCGATCTACACCCATTTACATCCGTTCAGAATACCGGGAACGATCCATGAAAAAACAGGGAAACCAAAGGTACTCATCGCTGAGCACAGAGGAAGTATCCTTACACTTCCCCCACTTAAAAGGGAAGAAATGCAAATTGTTTCTACTGGACAAAAACAAGGAAAAAGCGTATTTGATTGTTTCTATGTAATGGCAAATACAGTTCCAGTAAACAATGGACAACGGCATCAAATTATGATAAGATTGTTAAACGCGTTGAAAAACGATGCCGGCGTTCCGATGGATATAGCGATGTGGTGGACAGGTGAGTGGAATAAAATGTTGAGTGAACCGAAGGAAGACCATGAAATCGAAAAAGCCGTTCGATCAATATACGAAAGATGATATCGATAAATATCGGTTTCAGTTCGTTAAGAACACACTACGACGTGCAAGTTACAGGTGGCCTTGGCGTAACGTAGCAATTAAACGAGCATGGCTCGAGTGGGGAAAATACAAATGCGAAAAATGCAAAAAAGTAGTGCCCTCAAAAGAAAAGCAGTTAGATCACACCCAGCCCGTAGTGGACATAAAAAAGGGCTTCGAAGGTTGGGACAAATACTGCGAGAGACTGTTCACCGACTCCTTGGGCTTCAAAGTCCTATGTTTGAGTTGCCACGAAAAGAAAACAAAAAAAGAAAACGTAGCAAGAAGGAAGTATAAAAATGGCTAAAATATTAGTGATAGCTGATACGCAAGCACCATTTATACATCAAGATTACTTGCGATTTTTAAAAGCCGTACAAAAGAAGTATGGTACAACTTTAACTGTTCATGTCGGCGATCTCGTAGACCACCACGCTTTAGGGGACTGGGATCACGATCCAGATGGTTTTAGTGCTGGACAAGAGCTTCAACAAGCTATTAAACAGCTTACGCCTTTTTATAAAGCATTTCCTAGTATGCTTGTGTGCAAAGGTAACCATGATGAGCGAATCTTCAGAAGAGCTCTAAAACACGGCATTCCTAGGGCTTACTTACGTGAGTACAGGGATTTTATGAAAGCCCCAAAAGGCTGGAAATGGGTCGATAAGGCTGAAGTGGATAATGTTATATATAAACATGGTCTAGGGTATTCTGGAGTACAGGGAGCTATAAACGCCGCTAAGGATGAGCTTAAGTCATGCGTTATTGGTCACTTGCATGCAGACGCCGGTGTACTGTTCTGGGCCAATTCTCAGGTACTGTTGTTTGGTATGAATGTAGGGTCTGGGATTGATAAAGACGCATACGCATTTGAGTATGGAAAGCATATGCGTAAAAAGCCGATTCTAAGCTGCGGAGTGGTTATTAATGGTAATCCCACGCTGATAGCTATGCACTTAAACAAACGAGGAAGGTGGACAGGTAAATTATGAAGTTGTTATCAAAAATAAGACTTACTATTGTTCAATGGCTTGTCGTTACGTTAGCAGCTGTAGCTGGGATATTAGCTGTAGCTTTTAAACTACAAGGCGATAAACTTAAAGAAGTTAAATTAAAGCTTATGGAAAAGGATCTTGACTTAGCTATTAAGAAAGATTCTGACAACATTAAAGAAAAAAAGAAAAAACTTAGAGAGGCTAAAAGAAAATGAGGTTTACGCCTATAATTATAATTTACGCTATTCTTTTGTTTATTGCGGCTATTGCTGTAAAGCAGTTGAATGTGTGTACGGACAAATTAAGAAAAAACAAAATAGAAATTCTACCAATTGATTAGGTGACATATGAAGCCAAAAATGCACAGAAGTCTACCAATAGTGATGATTGAAGCAATCGATCATTGCATGGACACTCCACGTAACTTGCGAGAAGATGTTATGAAGTTTCATGTAGTGGGTATTTTGTTTGCTGAAACTAAAGATGCATGGTATTTGGCTAGTTGGTTGTTTATGAAAGATATCAATGACGGTAATAATGAAGGGTTTATGATCGTAAAAACCCCCGGCGCTAAGATTACTATACTAGGGCATTTAAATAATGAGTAAGTATTTGTTAATAGTATTCCTAGTGTCACAATTGTGTCTAGGAAATGAACAGAAATGTGAAAAAGCATTGTCTGCCTGTGAGGAAGTAATTCACGCCCAAGACAAAGCTATTGACAATTTAAAAAAATCTGTTATAGTTTTAAAGAAAGAGCTAGAGCAGTCAAAACGAACAACACCTACTTGGGTGTTAATTGTTGGAGGTATAGCGACTGGCATAATCATTAGCTCTGTAGTAAGGAGATAATATGAGATTCTTTATAGCTTGTTTGTTGTTTCTAAATAGTTGCGGTTATTCTGACGATCTTACCTTCACTTGGCCTGCTAAGATTAAGATAGTTTCTACCACTCCTGCAGCTGAAACAATGCAAATGATTTTAGCTATCCAAGATCTTAATAAATTTTTACCAGAAACAGTAGTTTTTTTTCAAGGCGACACACGTTCAATTTTTCCATTTCAGATTGTAGTTAGATTAGCTTCAGAGGATAGAGGTAGTTACGCTGGATTAGCTACAGTTTACAATGATTCTTGTATTATTACTATATATCCTGTATCTGTTAGAAACAACATTGTAAAGACTGTTATGTGGCATGAAATTGCGCATTGTGTCGGCGTCGGTCATAAAGACACTTCTGGTCACATTATGTCTACAAATGTCCATAACTTTGGAGGATACAGCGAGGAAAAGTTAAAAGTGTTTGCTAATGATTTTATGGCACTTTTCAATAAGGTAAAATTCTAATGAAGAATAAACCATGTTGCATCAATAAGGTGAACTTGTATGAAATGTGCTTAGATTGTTATAACCTGTATTTTGCAGACCCTAACGCTTTTATGTTACAAGATCCTTACGACGTTTATTTGGAAGAAAAAGCAAACAGTTCTCCGTATAAGCAATTAACGTGTGAATGCGGAAGCGAAAGCTACGGTGGCACTACGCATAGTCATTGGTGTCCAAAAGGAGAAAACAAATGATACTAAAAAACAAAAGATACGATGGTAGTTATATCCAAATGTATGTATCAGATGATGCTACTTGGCAGGAAGCAGTAGATGAGTTCATTCACTTCTTGCAAGGCTGCGGCTATATCGTGCAAGGGTATGAGATAGGTGATTATATCTCTGAGCAATATCATTTCCAAAAAAAAGAAGTTCAAGACTTACAAAAGTTAATGGATGAGTTGCAACCCCGCTCTGAAATCAAACGAAAGAAAAAACGTAAATAATTAATATGAAAATAAAATGTAAAAATTGCAAAAAGGAAACTGATCATGTTAATCAAGGTAATGATATTCGTCCTGATAAACGTTACTACTGCTCGGTGTGCAGGACGTCAAATCCAATGCCAACCAGTGTCAGTGATAAACCAAACCCCAAGGTGGGACCCAAGCGACGAAAAGGCTCTAATTAGGGCCAGCGCTAGATGCGGTGAAATCTACTCAGATGCACCCTGTTTAAAAAAGTTTTACAAATTAGAAGAAAACAGGTATAGTGCTTTATGTGGAGCTAAAAATGATTAAAATGGTTTTTGTTTGGCCCGGCGTTATTATAGTTTACCAAGACGATGTAAAAATATACGAAGGAACCTGCTATAAAGCCGCATTGCTAGCCACAGTGCCGTTCTAAAGGCTATTATTTTAATCAGCAAGCCCAAGGAATAGCTTTCTTTCTGCTTCTCTACGCTTCACCAAGCCATTGAGTTTCTCTCCGCCAGCATACACCCACTTACTGAACTCATGGCTAGCTTGAAACTTCTTACCTTCCTTTAAAAGCTTATACATGGTACTCTTTTTAAAAGCCCCTATGCCTATATTATAGACAAAACAGGTAAGGGCATCAAATTCATCCTGTTTAAGCTTATTACCGAATAAATCGGTTAAATCCAAGCCTACCTCTAGGACGTGGGCTAGTAGCATATAATCGGCTGTCTTTTGCGTTATAGTAAGCCCAAATTGAATGCCATCGCCGGTAGTACCCCAGCCTATGGTCCATATCCCTGTAGAGTCCTGGTAGGCCTTTAAACGGCAAGATTCGAACTTTTTAATTAGATTAACAGCTTTTTCGGAAGGGATCATTCTTTATCTGATCTATTCAGCCTGTCGATAAGTAGCTTGATTATAGACATACCGGAAATACGCTCAATGTTTTCCATAACGCTCTTAAGCTCAGTAAGGCCTATAAAACCGGCTAAAATCTTTACAACCGGAATAGCATCTCCTGTCATGTATTTTTCTGTTAGAAACCCCAGCATAATGACGGCTTCGTACACAGTCGTTTTAATGATGGTACGCTTTAAGCCGGAAGACGTTATTTTCTTCCGCTCCTTTCTAGCGGCCATTATGCCTGAAATCAAGTCAGCTATGGTAAGCACCATAACTGTAATAAGTGTGGCCTTTACAGGCGCGAACACTATTAAAATCGATACTAGTAGTGAACTAAGCTTTTGCATATTATGCTGGCTCTACAAGCATCCAAGCCACAGTACCATTAAAGCTATTATCGCTTGCCTCGATAATAAAATTTCCAGCGCCTACATCTCTAGAATAAACTTTAACAGATGGATTGTGCGCACCAGTGTAGTCCTGAATAGTTAAAAATATACGGCTATTAGCTGTAATAGCAGTTGTGGATACTGTAAATCTGTTTGGATTACCTGTAGGAAATGCGGTTGTAACGCCCATTTTAGCATTACTACCTTCTTTAATGCTTAAACCATCACCAGCAGTTGCAATAATAACATCTCCACTAGTTACTTTAATATTTCCAGAGACTTCTAATTTTTCAGCGGGAGTAGCAGTACCAATCCCAACTTTATCAGCTGATGCATCTACAAATACTAGATTTGCATCTGTATCCCCTTCTACTCTAAAATCAAAATCAACTCCGGTATCGTTTACAACTACTTCCGTAGCATTTTTAATTCGTAGTCTTTCAACTCCAGCGGTATTAGCAATGATAGATCCTGCAGTACCACCAACAGAAGTCCCACCGGAGATTGTTACACTGCCACCATTTCCAGTCCCAGCAGTTTTATCGCCACCGCGAAGAGTAACGTTTCCAGCAGCCTGGGTTCCTTGGGTTCCTGTAGCTCCAGCATGATCTCCCCCGTGAAGTGTTAAGTTTCCACCTGGATTCGTACCTCTGGGGTTGGATGAGTTAGCTCCGTTACCACCACGTACAGTTAAAGCACCAGGAGCAGCTCCGTTATCGTCAGTTTTCTCTAGACCAGACAAAACCCCCGACGTAGTACCAATCTGCATCTGTGTAGCTGCAAATACCTGGGAAGGTCTATTAGCTGTAAAAGTTCCAATAGTATTAGAGTTATCTGTTGCAAAAGTTAAATTTGCATTAAATCTGGCAACGTTAGTTTGAAATTCAGCAACAGTTGTACTTCCGCTACCGATAAAATAAATACGTCTAGTAGCACTTGTAGTTCCACCGCTAATATCTAAATAGATACTTCCACCGTTATTAGTCGATGTGCCTGGGTATAAATATAAATTTCCACCTACAACACTTGATCCTGTGTTTCCAGCCCTAATAGTCAAATCATGGTTAGCTTGTGTGGCTTTGGCATCAGAACCGTTTACTATGGCCGCCGTTGCTTTATTGAACGACAAATCTTGGCTAATTGCCGTCGGAGACGATAAGTTGTTTAACGATGCGTTTGCATAACTACCGGCAGGTTGTTTATTGTTAAAGGTAGTCCAATCAGCTGAGGATAGGTATCCGTCTGATAGCGCGCTTGCTTGGGAAATTGATAAATTAGGGGTGGTGCCACCGCTAGACGCTAATGGAGCGCTAGCTGTTACTGAAGTGACACCCGAGGCTGGCAAGGCTGCCCACGCTGGAACACCAGCAACAAGCGTGATAACCTGGCCGTCTAAGCCTGAAAAAGAAAGATTTTGGAGATTCGTGTCAGCTTTTAAGGCTAAAGCATCATATACCGCGTTTTCCGTAGGGGATCGGTTTACTACGCCATCTTGTATTTGATCTTGTGGTTTTATATAAGACATAAGTCTCCTGAAAATTTAAAAGGGTTGCCCCCACCAGCCTAAGCCAGTGAGGGCCCCTGTTTGTTAGACTATGAACCAGCTTGTACCGTTTGAATAAACGATAACAGATTCATAAGGAACTACGATTTCGAAATTGCTTTGTCCATCGATCAGTTGACCTGATTGAGGGGCAATTCGGATGTAGTTCGACACGCTTGCAGAGCCGCTTTCATCTTTAATGATGAAATGTCTGTTTGTAACAGTGTTTGCAGCAGGCAACGTGATTACCCTAGCAGCAGCGGTATCTGTAACAGCAATTAATCCGTGTGAGGATGTTACTGTTAAGTTTCCAGCCACAGCTGTTCGAACCAGCGAGTAACCGCTCATCATAGCTAGCGGTTTTACAGCCGCTACAGTTCCAGCAGTGCAGGTTAGAGCTGCTTGTCCTTGAGCGGAAAGACCAACCGTGTTTGTATCGTAATACATACCAAAGTTAGTAGCTCCGCCGAACGTATATCCAGGATTAGCAGCGTTCGACTGAGTGAACACAGCTTTTCCGGATGATGTTACGCTCGTTTTTGCGTAGATGTTGTTTGGTCGGAAGTTTCCAGATGCTCCGATGTCGCCAGATCCATCGCTTACCCAAGCCATGTTCTGTTGAATACTGATGAAGCCACCGATGTATACAGTGTCTTTAACGTAGACATTGCTTGGTCGATTTGCTCCAGAGGCACCGATGTTACCACCACCGTCACTAGCCCAAGTAATATTTTTGGAGGTACCAGTGAAAGCCAAGCCTCCGGTCATATTTCTAGAACCGTCTAGCTTAAGCATCGTCAAGTCTTCAGATTGTAACAATGTTACCTTAGAATCGACGTAGGATTTAGTAGTAGGATCGGCTTCTAAGCTATCAAGTCGTGTATCAAGCGCATTATCTGCGGATTGACGAGCTGAAGCTTCTGAGCTTACGGCTGACTGTCTGTCGCTGATTTCTTGAGTGATCTGTCCTTGTAAATCGGATACTTCACCGTCAACGTAAGTTTTCGTTACGCTGTCAAGTTCCAAAGCATCCAATCGCAGGTCCATAGCACCATCAGCGCTATCAACGTACGATTTAGTGACAGGATCTAACTCTAGAGAATCAAGACGAGTGTCTAGAGCATTGTCAGCTGCGATACGAGCACTTTCTTCTGAACCCATTTCAGAGTCAACATAGGACTTTGTAACAGGGTCGAGTTCGAGTACATCGAGTCTAGCACCCAAAGCACTGTCGGCTGACATTCTAGCAGATTCCTCTGCAGACATTTCAGAATCGACATATGACTTTGTTGTAGGATCAGCTTCCAATACATCTAAACGAGCGTCTAGACCGCTTGAAAGAGAAGAGATTGCACCGTTGATGGAGCTGTCAGCTGCTTCAAAAGCCGCTACAACTTCACTTAACGAATCAATAGCTGCAGGGTCAACATTGCTCAACACATTGTTGATTTGTCCTTGCAGATCACTGACTTCGCTGTCAACATATGCTTGGGTTACAGGATCAGCTTCGAGAACGTCCATGCGTCCGTCGAGAACTGACTGAATACCATCCACATAGGTCTTAGTAACCGGATCAAGCTCGAGGATGTCCAAACGACCATCTAAAGCGCTTTCGGCAGACATAGCGCGAGATTCCTCGGCGCTAATCATTCCTTCTACGCTAGTGATAGCAGATTGTCTATCGGAGATTTCTTGTGTAATTTGACCTTGAAGATCGCTTACTTCCCCGTCTACATAGCCTTTGGTGACAGGATCTTGTTCTAGGATATCGATGCGAGCATCAATAGCCGACATTTCCTGGCTAAGCTGAGAGCTTAGGTCACTTACTTCGCCATCGACATAAGTCTTAGTTACTGGATCTTGCTCCAGAATATCTAATCTTCCGTCTAAAGCTTGGTCAGCAGACATTCTAGCCGACTGTTCAGAGCTGATAGCTCCTTGTCGATCAGAAATTTCCTGCGTGATTTGCCCTTGTAGGTCAGAGACTTCCCCATCCACATAAGATTTTGTGGTAGGGTCTTGCTCAAGGATATCAAGACGTCCATCGAGAAGTCCTTCAGCGGCCATAGCTCGTGCTTCTTCAGCACTCACTGCACCTTGTCTGTCAGAGATCTCTTGTGTGATTTGGCCTTGTAGACCAGAATCTTGGCTGTCAACGTAGGTCTTAGTGACTGGGTCCAACTCAAGAACATCAATTCTTGAATCTAATCCACTGACTAAACCGTCTACATAGGTCTTGGTAGTATCATCTTGCTCAAGAGCGTTCAAACGCCCATCGATAGAAGATACTTGTCCGTCAACATATGTTTTCGTGACAGGGTCAGCTTCCAGTGACTCCAGACGGCCGCTTAGAGCGCTGTCTGCAGACTGTCGTGCTGACTGTTCATCTGAAATAGCTGCCATTCTTGCAGATTCTTCAGAAGCAATCTCGCTATCTACATATGACTTAGTCACCGGGTCAGCTTCAAGAGCGACCACTCGTAGATTTAAAGCAGAAATAGCTGCTGATCTGTCAAGAATTTCTTGACTTACCTTACCATCTACAGTACCGATTTGACCGGCAACTGTAGCTGCGAAATTAGCGTCCCCGCCTAAAGCGTCGCTTAATTCCTTTAAGGTGTCAAGAACGCTAGGAGCACTGTTTACAAGTGCTGCAATCTTAGCGTCAGCATAATCCTTAGCATCCTGTTCGGCCTTCGCCACACTGCCTTCGACAGCGGCGTTGCCTTCCAGGGTGTTAAGTCTTAAGATCATAGCATTGTCAGCGGATTGCCGTGACGACTGCTCTGAACTTATACTTAAAGAGAGCGAATCCAGGTCAACCTGTACCGCACCCTTGGCCCTTTGATTTGTGAAGAAAAGTTGACTAGAGCCCTCAATCAACTTATCTGTATTGCGAATAAACGCCATACGTAACTATCCTTAAATTATGTACCAACTACCAACGCCATCACTAACCACAGTAATAGATTCGTAGTTGACAACTAATGTTAGCCCCAAGGCAGATCCGTCTAATACATCACTACCGGAGGGGGCTATCGTGATGTTACGCACACTACAATTGCCACCTTCGTCTTTAATAATAAGTACTTTTCCATTGTTAGCAGCGACTGCCTCTGGCAATGTAATAGTCACTGTGGGACCAGCTACCGCAGTGTCTACTCCAATGTAATAATCAGAGGTGTTAGCAGAATAAGAAGCATCTACTTGAATACGAGTAATGTAAGAAGCATTAGGACCAGCTTGTGACGCGTATCGTACTATTGTACCCATTTTAATCTCCCAATCGTTTGTATGTGAAGAAGATATTCATAGTACCAGTACCACTGGCTCTAGTATATTTCAACTTAAGAAAAGGTAATGCGCTACCATAGAGGTCTACGACAATAGGGCTTGAGTTAGCTGGGATCGGGACAGTAAGCCCTGATGCTCCGT